TTGCTCGAACTTTGTCTTGGCACCCCAGCATCTTGCATGGGTGCCAGGCGAATTTGGCATTTCGCTGCATAGTAATGGCGCTTGGTCCACCGAACTAACATTCGAAGCGACAAGTGTGAAGTACTCTTGTGTTAAAGGATTTGATTATGCAGTCTATCAGTTTGTAACCTTACCAGCTGGAAGAAACATAATCAACTATTTTACCACAAGAGCGCAGGGGGCAACTCTGAAATCTGATGCTTCGCTAATTACTCTAGCAGGTGCATCATTGCAATTGAGGTCGGTACGTATCAACCAATATACTGGTCCCCTTACTTATGATAACGCGAGTTTTCCTGGGACGGGGACCAATATGATTGGTTGGCAGTACTGGTTGGGATCCCAATCCGTAAGGTGCGGGTCCCTCATCATGAGTAATAATTTGTTGTGCGGCTTCCATGTTGCACAAAATCTTAAGACTGGTGATGCTTATGCAGTTAGCATATGTAAAGAGATGTTAGTTGAGGCGCTTAAGACATTAGGAGCAACCCCATTTGACATGAAGATGAAACGAACCACACCTGTCACCACGATTGGAGAGCCCAAGATGCAGCCATCGGAAACAGCAGTTGTGATCCCATTGGGTAAGGCTATCGAGCCTGTGCGATATTCTGGAAAGAGTAATCTGGAAAAGAGTATCATGCATGGTGAGTTAGCCGAGCCGTTTAGGGTCCCAGCCGCACAGTCAGCAACAGCGAAAGGTGAGTGCATTGGGTACGACATAGTGATGAAAGGATGTGAGAAGCAATTTAAACCACCGAAACCTATCGATCCGGAAGAAGTTGAAAAGATTGGGGACTATTTGATAGAGCGTTTAGTACCACAGTCAACACCACTCATCCCAACCAATTCGGAGCCTCTGAGCTTGGGTGAAGCCATTGCTGGGATTGACGGAATGCCACTTATGTGTAGTATGAAGTTGAACACCAGCATAGGTTGGCCCCTATGCAATGAGTACCCGAAAGGTACGAAGAAGTCGAACATAATTCAAGTAGATAAAGAGGGAGGCAAGATTCATATAGATGCTAAAGCCTTTGATGATTACGCAAAAGCTAATGCTCTTAGGAAGCAAGCCACCCTCCCACCTACGACATTTATGGACTTTCCAAAAGATGAGTTGTTGAAACCGGGAAAAGATACGCGATTGATAAATGGAGCCCCTCTGCACCACACGTTAGATATGCGGCGTTACCTAATGGAGTTCTTCGCCGCGGTAACCACCATCAATAATAAGATCGCAGTAGGTATTGATGTTCATTCAGGAGATTGGGCGTTAATACATGGAGGAGCGGATGATGTTGTTGATGAGGATTATAGTGGCTTTGGACCAGGTTTCCACTCACAATGGTTGACCGTGGTTCGTCGCATAGCTGTTGCGTGGTGTAAACACCACAAGAAAGTAAATAAGGAGTACGAGGATGTAGTTAGCTGCCTTATAATGGAGCTGCAGAATGCTTTTCATGTAGCGGGTGACCTCGTCTACCAAGTACTCTGTGGTTCTCCATCAGGTGCTTTCGCCACTGACAGGATCAATAGTCTAGCAAACCTTTGCTACCATTGTTTGTGTTACTTGCGAAAGTATGGAACTTTAACAGGTTTCTGGAGTCACTACAACCTCGTGTATGGAGATGATACGAGGAGGAGAGAGACCGCATACACTGGAGATGAATTTCAACAGTGTATGGCGAGTATCGGAATTGTTGTTAATAGGGACAAGTCTGGCGTAACGAGTTTTTTGAAGCGCCAATTTGTCCCCATTGACCATCGAGATGTGAGAGTGATGCTTGCACCACTCCCACGGCCAATAGTGGAAGATATTCTTAACTGGGTGCGCAAACCTTACACTAGTAAGTTAAGCGCGTTGGAAGAGACAGTTGGGTCTTATCTTTCTGAAATATTCCACCACGGACAGGACGAGTTCAACAACTCTCGATCCAAGATCCAGGCTATATTGGCGAGGTATGGGTCCCACCCCGAGCTTCCTACCTTTGATGATTTATTTCAACAAAAGTATTTAAGCAACGGGGTTTGGCCCGTTTCAATGCCGCTGGCGAATGCGTTGGGACCGATCCCAACTGCCGAAAGTGAGCCGACTCACAAGGTAACCAGCGGACAAGCTGTAAGCGTGCCCCACGAGGCTGGGGAGCTATGCGCTACAGTTTTAGGAGGGTAATCCACAAGGAACCCCTCACCCAC